AACCGTCTAGCAGTGCTGCTTTACCTGTTGAACCTGAACCCGTGAACGGGTCTAGCACAATACCGTTAGCAGGGGTGACTAACTTGATTAGGTAACGCATTAGGTCTGTGGGTTTGACTGTTGGATGTGTGTTTGGAACATCGCCCTCGTTGCGGTCACGCTTGTTTGCTTTAGACACATAAAAGAACCGTGACGCACCACCCGAATCGCCATACTCTTTATGCCATTCACCGATTTCGACACCAATTCCAGAAGAATAGATTTTGTTTGTCTTTCCACCTTTGGCAATGTAGTTTTGCGGTGATTTAGTCATACCGCTTTGTTCGTCTAGTAGCCCTGCCGTGTATTCATCAAGAATAATGTTCGCAGGCCATCGGCCAGCAGGCATAACACTCGTGCTATCAGGCAACTCAAAACTTGTTCCATTACCCACAACACCGCCACCGTGCCTGCTACGACCTGCCACAGCATCATCCGCCTGAATCCGACTTGCGTCAATGTTCAACCCACCAACACCCCACGCCAACACGTTTTCAGCAACCGTGCCAACCAACGGTTTACGGGCAACAATAATCGGCTCAAACGCAGGTTTTAGTGCTGTTCCCCATCCTTGCCAGTCGCCTTTTAGATTGTGAGATTTTGGAAAACCTGAACCATACAGCCAAGCAATCGAATCACGCACATCAAAACCAGCATCTTCAATCGCAACAGCAATACGATGCCAGGTGCGAGTGCCACCAAATGATAATAAATGACCGCCAGGCTTTAATACACGCAAACATTCTCTCCACAAATCCGTCCTATAAGCAATACCCGAACTATCCCAAGACTTGCCCATAAAACCTAATTCGTAAGGTGGGTCAGTAACAATTGCATCAACCGAATTGTCGGGCATTAGTGGTAAAACATCAAGGTTGCTTCCGTGATAAACGATTGCATCTCCGACAGTTATTGACTTAAATTCGTCAAGCATTAGCGACCCTCTTTCCGTAGTTTCTTTACGCCATCTAACGTTGCTAACTTTACGCCTGTACGGTACGAGATGTCAAACTGTTCCAACGTGAGCAAGCACGGGTCACAAAAGGTTTCAGCAATAGTTTGCTTACAACAAATGCACATAGATTTCCCTTCTACAAATAAAACAAACTTGTGGGTTGTCAGGAATCGAACCTAACCAGGAGAGAAGGGAGTAACCCCTGACTAACCAGTAACCCGATTGATGGTACAAATGAAGGAAAAACCACCAACAACTAAAGTCTAAACGAACCGAACCAGAAAAGTCAAGCCCATTTGCAAAGTTTTTCTAAAATCTTTTTACAGTGCCAGCGAACGGAATGTCTCGTTCCAACTCAAACGTTGTAATGCCAGTCTGTGAGTCGCCAGAACCGCCAGCAAGACGATACCAGTCAGAGCCGTTATCCATAGTGCTACCCTGCACCCAAAACCGTGAACCGCCGTTGTGAGCAGGCCCAAGTTCCTCAATGCGAGTGTGGTGGAAATGTCCCGAACAAAACACAGTAAAGCCAGCGAGAGGTTGACGACCAAATGATTGTTTTTCTAGCCAGCGTTGCATACTGTCAGGTCTGTTGACTTGATGCCCGTGAGCGAGGCCGAGGATGTGGAAACCGTCATCGAACACGTCAACTGTGAGCGACTCGTCATGCGGTTGCGGAATGTAATACGTCACATCCAACCCAACCTCGCTAGAGAGCCTGCGGAGTTGTTGCAAAATAACAATGCCCCAGTCATCTACACCAGGCTTACCGACAGCCTGCTTTGCTACTCGCCATTGGCAGTGGTTAGAACCAACAGACGCATACGACACAGGCGCATACTTAGTAGTCAGTTTTAGCAAGTCCCACATCAGGGCAGCAGCCAAATCAACTTGTTGCATCGGAGACAAATCATTCGACTGCAACTGAGCCATGTTTGCAGCGTTCTCAATACCCTCAACAATGTCGCCACCGTCAAGCACAACGATACGTTCATACTTGTTCTTTTTTAGGTGCGCTTCGATACGGTTGTAGGCTGCCTGAATACAGGCGACCAGATTTTCTGACCCGCCACGAGACGCAACCTTACCCACCTGAAAGTCGGCAGTCAAGATAACGAACGCTTTGCCCTGCACAGGTTTAGGAGTGACAGGTTTAGTGCGCTTCGCCTGAGCGTAAAGGGTAGGCAAGTCAATGTCTTTGTTCTTGAGACGAAAGTTGAACCTGTAACTTGTCAACCATGAACCATCATAACGTTGCCAACGGCTCGTGCGAGGATTACCCACAACTTCATACTCGTCAGGTGAATACCCTGCATCAATCAGGAAGTCACGAAAGTCTGCACCGTCAGGCATCCCAGGAGTAGTCGCTACACCCTCAACACCGTCAAACTCTACCGATACAGCCCCGAAAGGTGATGGTGGGTTGACAAGGGCAGGTGTTAGTTTTTCCAGCATGAACAGACTCTCGTTCGGTGACGTTTAATCGTTGATGCCGATAACTGAATACCTAAATCCCGTAGAGAGTTTTCTAAAGTGAGTAACTGCCATTCAGGGTTCATAACTGCATCGGTCAGAATCTTTTTATCTTTGTCATCCAACGTATCTAGGATACCTGCTACACGGCAAGGAAACGTTCTAGGTGGTGGTTTCAGGTTTTCTAACATTATTCCCCTTTGGTCAGTTTGTGTACCAGATTTTGTAGCGATGGTTCAAGCATCCGTTTAGCACCAGTAGAGGTGTAACGGTCAATAATAATAAGCAACTGGCCCAAGTCCTGACGGATGGCTTCAAAGTCTGCATCCCAGACCAGATTATCGTCAAGTAGCAGGTTTGCAGCGTTATCTATGGTCGGTTTACAACAGACACACTTTTTACCGTCATACGTTGGGTTAGTAAACTCTCTCATTTGCTTTCCAATCCAGATAGGTAAATAACTTCAGTTCCATCTGTATTAAAGGCAACAAGTTCCCCTAATGCGTCACGCCTAATAGCGTTTAAATCAATTAGCAAATTAATGATGCGGTCACGTTCTTGCTTACTGTAATAACGTTGAAAAGCCTCAACTGCTTGATTGCCCTTTTTTTCTAACAATCCGTCACAAAGTTTACACATCATCATTTGTTTTCTCCATTGATTAGCGGAATAATGTCACGCTTAGAATCACAATGCTTACACGGGCAAGCAGTCACAATGTTCTCAGCAATCAAAGCGATAATGCGGTCACGTTCCTCTTGAGCAGCCTTAGCCTTGTAATCCTCAAGCAACTCACGGCTCACAACAAACGTCTCTGAATCCATAAACTCTTTGTAAATAATCTCGAAGTTCTTACCCACGATTCCACCTTTCCAAAATAGTTGACGAACTGTTCAACTTGTCATCGCCACCAACACCAAACGCAAACTCTACACGGTAATCATCCACCGCCATCTCAGGAATGTTTTGCTCAGTTCTGTCACCACCATTAGCAAACACTACCCGTGAATCAGGGAACTCGTCAAGGAACTTGCGAATAAAAGCAGACGCAGAGCCATCCGAATCATCAAAGTCCCAAACCTCGTCAACCATCCACAGCGCATCCAGCACAGCCTTACGGTCCTCAAAGTCCATAAAGTGCTTACCCTTTTTGCGTTGCAACCAGGCATCACTGTTCAAACCAACAATTAGGCCGTCACCCAGTCTGAAAGCAGCCTCAAGGTAAGCGATGTGACCCTTGTGTAGCGGGTCAAACCCGCCAGTTACTAAAACGAACTTAGGCATTGAAAGCCCCAATCATAATCAACAGTTGCAAAGCCAGAATAATGACCTGGTTCACTAGCAGAATCCATTTAAACATTTGTATCTCCTTCTTGTTACGTTTGCGTTCCTCAATAACGCCCAATTTGCGACCAATCTCTTTACCAGCCTCACGCCACTTGTTTAGTTCTCTTTCCAAGTGAACCAATCCTTTTTCAAGCAAAGCCACTCCTCTTTCAGTGTTAGCCAAGTGTTGAACAGCCGATGCTTCCAAGCAAAAACGAACTGGCGCACCGAACGGCGACTGTATTTAGCCCTGTGCTTCGCCACGAGACAATCCCCAAATGATGCACCTACGCCCGAAAATTGTTTTACCAAAACCGACACCCTCAACAAGACCATCGGTCACAAGTTCAGAGCGTCTGGCACGAATACCAGATTCCGAAGCCATAGGTGCTTTGTTTGATAGAATTAGTTTTAGATACTCGTTGTAGATAGCCGTGTCAACCATGTCGCCATTAGACAAGACAACCAGAATTGCTTTCTTTGTTTCGGTCAGGTTCTTAACCTGTTCCCCTGCCTCATGTGAGGTAATCGGGTGAGATTTTCTTGCTCTCATTTTCGCCCCTTTCTTTGGCTTACTAAAAAGATAACTGTTCCAAGACATAAAAGTCAAGCACCGTTATCAAATTGTTACAATGTGAATGTAAGCCCCCGCAGGCCTGTCAACAGCCCACATTTTGTCAATCTCTAACGACACAATCAATGCGTCATCCTCAATGACACCACCAATCTTGAGAGAGTCAGCGATTCCACGAGCCAACTTATCCACGTCAGGCATAACACCAGGCGCATCGTCAAACTTAGGTTTTTTAGGTTTATCTAAAAACACGACCACACGCAAACGACACGGCGTAGTGATAGGTTCACCCGAATACGCTAAACGGGCTGCCGAAACAACAGCAGCCCGCCAAGCAGGAAGATACTTTGATGCCTCAACAAACCTGCCGTTACCAACGCTCTTTTTAGAACCCTGCGGGGCAGGTCTGCCCACAACATCAAAACTAACGGCGACCAAAAAGTTTCGTCACCATAGTTTGAATAACTGAAACAGTAAACAGCACAGACAAACCCCAGGCCGAAAACTTCAACACATCGTTAATCGCAGTTATAGACAGCAACATCAGCACCGTCACATTGACAGCAATAATTAACGTAGCCAACATTAGAACGGTGCGTTCTGACCAGACACAACTGCATTGTTGACATGCAACTCTGCAACAACCTTGTGCTGACCCTGTTTATCCGTGTACTCAGAAATACGAGCAGACGGTTCACCAATAACAGTGACCTTCTCGCCCTCAGCAACGCTAGTGTTTGACCAAACCTTTACATAAGTTTTGCCCTCACTACCATCACGCTTCTTAAATACGTCAACGACAGTAAAACCGCCCTTGTGAGTGCGAACAACCTCAACGTTAGCGAAACGAACTTCACCAGACATTTCATACCCCTTTCAAGTAGGTAATACCACTATGCCACAATATGTTTCGGATTGCAACAATCCTTGTGACCACAAACCCGTTCCCCTGGCAGAAACGGGATTCCATCCAACATGGGTGTAGTGCCATCATCACTAAACGCACCACTCCACGGTAAACAACGTAAAGACCCATACTGAATGACAATAGACGGCTTCGCACGACACGAAGCGCACTGCAAGTCAGTCCTGTGACGTTTCTCTTGATTAACCGCCCAAGACGACCCACAACGTTCACAAATAATCTTGTTGTCATCCACATACTAAGACTACCTAAACTTTCCCGCTTTGATGCACGTCATACAGGCAGCGATAATACGCCCATGTTCGCAACGAGGCGCACTAGCCGTTTCACGAGCCAACCTGTCAGCCTCACGCAACTCTTCAGAATGTTTACGGTCAAGTTCTCGCCTACGAGCAATCGCAGCCAATTCTTTAGCCTCACGTTCTTCAGGCGACATTTGACGTGCAGGTAACGGCCCATCTTCCCACCTGCCAGCGTTTAACCAAGTAGCAGGATGCGGAATGAACTGTTCCACAGGCAAGTTCGGGTCATGCGCAAACCTGATAGTGCCAGAAAGTATTTCATCAACAGAAGCAATCTCTAACGCTTTGACAAAAGCCTTCCAAGCAGTCTGTTTGCCGACCTTGCGAGGATACGAATTATAGAAGTTTTGGAAATCTGACGATATATTAGGTTTAACTGACGGTTCTATTGACGGTTTGGGTGAAGTGGGTTTCACCCCTGGGGTGAAGTGGGTTTCACCCCTATCTGCACCAGATTTCACCCCTTGCTTATGGTTAGTAGTGCCATCACAATCAGCAGGGCAAGCCAAATTCACGAAATACAAGTTAGTTGCGCCAGTCGCAGTGACAGCACCAGCCATAGTGTGAACAACCAACTCACCAGTCGCCTCAAGTTGACGAACAATCTGTTGCACACGGCGTTCAGACACTTTGCCATACTTAGCCAAAGTAGCGATAGACGGCCAAGCACCACCATCGCCCTGATGGTTAGCAATACCCATCAAAACCATTTGAGCAGCCCCAGACGCTTGCGAATGATGCAAAACTAACGTCATAGCCTCAATAGACATAAAATCGCCTTCTACCAGCCCTTGTTAGAGGCTCGCCAAACAGACGGGCTGTGACTTTCCTCAACACTTTTCTTGTGTTCGACAGACTCATACAACCGAACTATGTGAATACACGGGTCGGAAGTCTCGAAATCTTCCATTTCACTGTCAGACATAGGCACTCCATCATGTGTTTCGCACACATCAGGCCCACACCAACCATTTTCGTAACCAAAACGTAGCCATTCATCAAAATTCATTTCATCACCTTTTCATAACCTCGTAAAAAATACCATACACCAGAAGTTGCCTCAAAGATTGGAACATCAACTGGATTTTGCCAAGACTCTAACTTCCAACCAAATTCTCTAGCCATCTCAGCCATAATCGGGTCAGACTCCATCAAACCATTCACCATAGAACACATCACAATCACGTTAGAAGGCTCGTCACGGGCTTTTGAGCCACCCATGCCACGATTTACCCTGTGATGCGGTACAGCCGTTGTATCGTCCCCACAATGCCAACAGCCACCATCTCTGTCCAAATACTTCTTAAACTGTTTAGGGGTCATGCGTGTTTCCAAGTCAACTCAAGTTGCTTCGCCATAACAGCAGTCAAAGTACCAGAATCCGACAACTGCCGAATCTTAGTCTTAACACGGTTCACCTGCGCCTTAGCCACATCAACCTCAAAACGCAACTCAGCCGTTTGTAAACGAGCCACAGCCTGACGGTCAGCAACCGTACCACCAGCCTCAATAAACTTCTGCTGATACGCCGTATCCAGTTTCATCTCCAACTCAGCCAAGTTCACCTCAGCATTATAGAGAGCGTCAGCACCCTTAGCGGACTCCTCAATAATCGTCTTTAGACGACCAATGATTGCATCAGGACTTTCCAGCGACATTAGCCCAACCCTCAATCGCCTTCAACACGTCAGCCTTTACACCAGCAATACGAGCCTCAGAATACAAAGCCCGCAAAGCATCAATGTTGTAAGCCAACGCTAACTGTTCAGCCTCAGACTCCCACGCACGAGCAGGCTTAGGGGTAACACCAGTCGCAACCTTAGCCATCTCTGTTTGGCTAGGGCCTTTAGAGCCACCCAAAGCCCACCTAAGCGCACGACCCAAAGCCGAAGTGCTTGCGTTCTCTAATGCACTCGTCTTGTTAGCCATGCCCTGACCATCAACCTCAAACGCCCAATCAGTCGCCTTAGGCAAGTTCGCTTCTTGGTCAGCAGCATCCAAATAGACACGAGCCTCAACAACCCACACACCAGACGCTCTATCCTGAGCAGTCGTGTGATTAATAGTCACACAACGCAAATCAGGATGCAACGCTAACGCTCGAGCGTGACGTTCCTCAACAGTTTCATAATCGTTCAAATTGAACTGAGCCACTTTATTTCTCCTTTTACTTTTTAATCGTCAAATAAGGCAAACCGCCACCACGAGCAGACCTCGTAGCAACGGTCAAACCATCAACAGTTCCCGTTTTCGCAGACCCCATAGCATCTAAAGTCCGAGATTTCAACTCTCTCAGAAAAGTGTCCGCCTTGTCAAATTCTGTCTGAGCCAACGACAACTCTACACCCAACTGCCCCAACTCGACAGAAGCATCAGGGTCAATGTCAGGATGCAAATAACGCACCATCTCATAAGTAGACGTAGAACCGTCCCACTCAGGCTGACGTTCCTCAAGTACACAATCCCACCAACGCTTCACCAACATTACGTTAGTTTCAGCCTCAAACTCAGACCATTCAATGTCAAACGTTTGAATGTCATTACCACCAAACAAAGCAACCAACTTAGCCTTATGGATACCAAGAATGTTCATGTACCACAACACTTGCGCCCGATAATGAGCAGGCACAACATCCCACGGGTAACGAGACATCTTTACCTCAAGAATGTGCAACTCGCCATTCTCATCAACCATGATGCCGTCAGGGTTAGCGTGACACCACTCAAAGCCAGGCTTAGACGACTGCCAAGTACCAGTCTCATAAATAGTCCAGCCAGGGTTCTCAGACAACCAAGCCTGCTTAATCACAGGTTCAAAAATGTTCCCCAAACGCATAGCCAAAGATGACTCTTTAGCCTCAAACGCACCAACAGCCCTAGCCCATGCACTAAACGCAGACTCCCAGGGGTTTAGCCCTAGACAAGTACCAACCTGCGAACCGCCCACACCCTGAGAACGTAACTCATGCCACTCCTCAGACCCATTCTCAAACTCACCAATCAGCACTGCTGACGGCAACTCACTAATTTCCCAGTTATTCATAATCTCTCCCGATTTGCAATTACCAAACATTTGTTTGTAAAGTAAGTGTATGACAACCCTACGACAAAGTGCAAGAGTGCAAGAAGCACAAAGAACCCTTAATGCAGGAATTCAAAAATACGGTGCGCCCTGTGACGGATACACTGAAGAGTTCTACGCAGAACCAGATAACAGACTTTCGCTAAGAATGGCAAAGTTTATTTGCGACACCTGCCCGCTAGTTAGAGACTGCTTAGACTATGCGCTGCTGGCAGAAGAAGAATACGGAGTCTGGGGTGGCATGACCGCAGAAGAACGCCGATGGATACTAGATACCGACAAGCGAGCCAGACGGCGAGAAAAATACCAGAACGGAAAAGAAAACCCCCGCAACTAGCAGGGGCAGTCTTTACTTCTTAGCCTGTTCCTCAACAGAGTCAGAGGCTTTAATAAACGCTCGCTGAATGTCCTCAAGCATAATCTTCATACGGCGAATCATTGTACGACCAAGTTCACCAAATACCAGCAGCATTGCGCCACCAAACATGACGATTACACCATTCATCCAGTTGCCAGTCACAGCACCCACAGCAGCACCCGCAGAGACGGTTACAAGCAGCAAAGCGACAGTGAACCAAACAAACCAGCCCACAAGTTTTAGAATCGCTTTTAAACGGTACATTACTTCTTCTTTCCAAACAGCGTTAGAGGGTCAATGAGGTCGCTGTAAGCAGCCAAATGGCCGTTAACCTTCTTCGACACCTGCATATGTAAATGGCTTCCCGTACTGGCCGACCCACTTTTAGTGTTCTTACCGCCACCAACCTTGCCAATAATCTGACCAAGTTTCACCATGTCACCCTTCTTCACCGCAACCGTGTCAGGGGCAACGTGAGCATACTGCACGAAAATCTTTTCTTCCTGCACCCACAGTTCAATAACCCAACCAAGCACATCAGTCCAAAAGACGTTGTGAACCTTAGCGTCACAAATAGCAGGTAGCGGGGCTAACTCCTTAGGAGACCAGTCCTGACCACGGTGAGGGCGACCATTACGGTACGGGGCAAGATTGCCAAACTCGTCACCACGAAGGCTCTTAGGGAATGGTTCTTTAAAAACGCTCATACGAACACCTTTACAATCATGTAAACAATGGCGGATGCCATCGCAGACGACAAAATAGAAGTAATCCAAGCAGACTGGTAACGGGCCTTTTCTAACTCACGCAACCTATCCTCATGGTCGGCAAGAGTATCAATCTTTGACTCAATGCCAGTTAGTCTTGACTCAATGCGTAGGAGAAGTGCCTGATTAGTGGGATGTCTCTCGTCACTCATCAGTAGATTCCTCAACAGGAGTCAACATGACGTGGCAACCGCCACACTCACACGAAGCAGGACTGTCATCACCAAAATCGTAAACAACATCCTTATTAGGGCAGTCATCACCAAAACACACAAACTTAGACATTACACACTCTCATAACTAAAACCGACATTTATGACATCGTTCACAGTCCAAGTAAAAGGCACATTTGAGGCGGTAGCAGTCAAAACGCTGTAAGTTCCCGAAGCGTTTACCGCATAAAGAGAAGCAGCGGTAGTTCCCAACTGCACAACGCCCTGGAAATAGTTAGTACCAGAATCAAGCAACGATGAACCAGACTGCCAAAATTGGTTAGACAAAACACAAGTAACAGGCAAAGTGAATGTTGCAGCCCCAGTCAAAGCACCACTAG